ACTGACCCGACTACTGGAGTTACTTCAACTCAGTCGGTTGACCCAAATACTGGGGCTACTTCAACCCAGACTGTTGATCCGAATTCAGGTATTACAACAAATCAGACTGTTGATACAAATTCAGGGACTACAACCACTCAGTCGGTTGATTCAAATAACAATACACAAACCACCATTGTTAGTGATAGCAACAACAATACAAAAACCACTACAACAATTGATGGAAATAGCAATACTGAGACAACCACAAATATTGACGGCAATACCAACATAAATACTCAGACCGTCATTAACACAAACACGCAAACAACTACGCAAACAAATAACAATACAAATATTACGACTCAGACAACGGTAGACAGCGATACCGGAACTACGACGCAAGTCACTACGAATTCAAATGGTCAAGTAACGACAGAAGTAACAACGAATCCTGATACCAATACAGAAACAACAGTTACGACCAATCCAGATACGAACACTTCAACGACAGTTGTTGTGGATACAACGACTGGGGAGGTGGTTGATGTTAAGACGGATGAAAACGTAGAAGTAAAGACTGTCGATCCGGTAGTTGATACAACTACTACGACTACTACGACTACAACATCTAAAACAACTCTCCCCAAAATCCCGACGACTGGATCTGGGTCCGCAGGTCTAATGATGCCTGCGGTGGCCGGTGAGATATCTAGGCTTGCACCACAAATGCTTCGGTCATGGATGACCGGAGAAAAGATGGTTGACCCATTGGCGGGGGTCAAAGAAGTTCAACGAGAAATGGAAAGAGATGCAATCATGCAAAACATTGACCCGCGTTTGGCTTCAATCTTGAGGGCGCGAATGGGTGACCAGCAGGATACAACTGGCTTAGGTGCGCTGGATCAATTTGGTGGAAGTCAGGAATCGTATGAAGATGAGACTCCTTATTACTCATACGGCTCAGAAATCCCGATTGATGAGGTTTTGGGCGACTCATTCAGGAACTATGCCCAAGGCGGTTATGTTGAGCCGCTGATGGCGCAGGGAGGAATGACGCTCCCCTTGCTGGCAAAGTCAGGTGGCTTGCCGAAGATGGCAAAGGGTCGAGAGGATTTTCGGGATGGCAAGCACGTTGCCGGAGAGGGTGACGGTCAGTCAGACGACATCCCCGCGCTGCTGGCGGATGGGGAGTTTGTATTCCCTGCAGACGTAGTTTCTGCCCTTGGGAACGGCTCTAGCAAGGCTGGAACGGACAAGTTGTACGAAATGATGCACGAGATTCGCGCACGGGCTAGATCAACCGGAAGTAAAGATTTGCCTCCCCCTGCTTTTAATTCTCCGCTAGATTACTTAAAATCGAGTGGCAAAAGGAGCAAAAAATGAGTTTATTTGAGGGTTCAGCACCGCCGATGGTCGATACGACCAGAACAACAACGGCGACCGCTCCACAATATCTTACAGACTATCTCACCAAACTAGCTACGGAAGGCAGTCAACAGCTAGGGTTGACTGGTGAGCAGTTGATTGCGCCACAGGGGGAATTGGCGACTGCTGCCTATGAAGCTGCTCCGGCTGCGTTAACAAGATATACAAGCCCACTGGATGCCGCCCTGACTGCTGGTCAAGCCGGAGGTGCTGGGGTTACCGCAGAAGACATCAATGCCTTCTTCAACCCGTACAGGACAGGTGTGGTTGATGAGCTTGCCAGACAGCAGGCAATGAATATTCAGCGTAATGTCCTTCCTTCAATGCGAGGGGCTTTTGCTGGGACGGGTGGTTTTGGCAGTCAGCGGTATGGTCAGGCTACTGGGCAGACTTTGGCAGATATGCAAGCCAATCTTTTGGGGCAGCAGGCCAAACAACTGTCGGAGGGCTATACCAGTGCGCTGGATGCGGCTCTAAAGCAAAAGGGCTATCAGACGCAGGCGGCGCAGGCTCTAGGCCAATTGGGTTCTATCGAGCAGCAAGCGGCAACTTCTGGACTGAAAACCGGCGCAGAGTTGGGCCAGCAACAGCAAGCCTACGAGCAGGCACAAATTGATGCGCCGTTGACTCGTGCAACAAATGTTGCGCAGCTTCTACGTGGTTATACGTACCCGACAACGACCACCGAGTTGTATCACGGTCCTGCGCAGGCGTATAGCCCATCTCCGTTGTCTCAGATTGCAGGGCTTGGCACATTAGTTGGGTCGGCATTTGGGAAAGAAGGTTCAATTGGCAACCAATTAATCAATTGGATTGGCGGTAATTTTTCTGGCAATAGTTCGTGGAACAGCTTGCCGGATATAGTAGGGGAAACTCCAAATTGGACAATGTCCGACATTGTGACATAACCCTATATAGGGAAAATCATGGCGACAAAATTTCAAGCCGCTTTATATGCAGGGGATCAAGACGAACAGCGTCTTGTTGACGAGATTAAGGACTCCTACGCAAAGCTTCGCGGCTCTCTGGAGTCTCGCAATCAGTTGTTTGATCCTGTTCTCTTGGCGATGGCTCAAGGGTTCCTTGCTCCGACGAAAACAGGTTCTTTTGGTGAGTCGCTGTCTCAAGTCGCCAAGAATGTAATCCCTGTACAGGAAGCCGAAGAAAAGCGTTCCAGAGACCTTGCCGCAATGCGTCTGGAGCTTGCGCAAAGTGAGCTTGGGATGCGTCAGGCAGGCAGGGGTCAGAAAGAGCTTGCAAGGATATTTGGAAAGATGGGTGGTGAGCCGGAAACCGCACAACCCCCGAAAACCCTTCCCTCGCAATTTGATGAGCCTGTAAGCGTTCCTCCTGTTGCCGGAGCAACTGCGCAACCCACTCAGCCAAGACAGCCTTCAGGTCCGTCTGGTCTAAGAGCGATAACACCCGAAGATATTGCAAAATTGTCAATGATGCCCGGAATGGGAGAAAAAGCAAAAGCTCTGTCTGACGCAATGAAATTAGAACAAGACCGATATGTGATTTCGATGAACGGGATTGTTTTTGATAAGCGAAATCAACAATATCTGAATTTGCAGATTCCGGGGCAAAAACAAGAGCCGTTTAGTCTTGGAGACGGCAAAACATACATGATGACGCCATTTGAGTATTCTCAATATCAAGCGGCAAAAGACGCTGGTCAGGGATCTCAATGGATTCAGTCTAATTTAGGCGGAAGACGTTCTGTTGCAGAAACTGAAGCTGAGACAGCTACGCTAAAACAGAGGGAACAAGAAAGCCAAAAAAGAACAGATGAAGCAATTGCTGCAGGAAGTGGTTATGCCCCAAGAATGGCGGTTTATAACTCGCTAGAAAGTATTGCTAAAGGAAAAGATGCAAAAGAAATTTTTGGTATTACACAAAGACCCGATTTCGGAAGTTTTGTTGCCAACTTAATTCAAGAACGGCTTGCAGTTCCCGGATCTTCTAGTAGCATTTCTGCTCCACAATTGGTTCCTGCGTTACGCAATCTTGGCCTTGACCAAACAACAATCAATAAATATCAATTTGCTTTGTCACAGATGGCGACTATTCAGTTGCAGATGGCAAAGCTCGCCCAAGGGCAAGGGGCTGTTTCAAACTTTGAGCGCACACTGTTTGCGGATGCGTCAATTTCTCCAAACGACAACCCAGAGACAATCATTGCAAAAGTTGGGATGCTTAGAGCAAGAGCAGAATTTGAGCGAGACCTTTCCAAAGAGCTTCGTAGAACAGGAATCACTTTGGATAAGTACAGGATGCAATACCAAGACAAGTATGATGATATGGAAAACAGGTATCTAACTACTGCTCAAAATATTGTTTTTAGGTTGACAGGGCAAAGCACCCCGACCACGGTTCCAAGCCAGTATAAGGGCGCAAGCACAGAAGTTCGACGTATGCTTGGTATGTGAGGAAATCATGGAATTTATCAATAAACTTGATAAAGAGCAGATGGAAAACGCTGCCCTTATTGGGCGCGAAGCTAAGTCAATGGGCATTGATCCTAGACTGGCTGTTTCCTTGGCGTATCAAGAAAGCAAGCTAAGAAATCTAAAAGAACCCGGCGCTGCTGGAGAGATCGGCATTATGCAGATCAAACCAGCAACAGCCGATCTAGTTGGATTTTCAAAAAATGACATTGCAACGCCCCTTGGAAACATTAGGGCTGGCCTGACGTACCTGAAGTCTGGGATTGATAAATTTAACGATCCTGTTCTTGCTGTTGCTGGCTACAACACGGGATATAACCATCCGTTTTTTACTGATCCTTCTAAAGGTTTGCCGGAAACAACGCAGAATTACATAAAATCAATTCAAAGCTTGGGCGGATTTTCCGCTACTCCGCAAGAGCCAAAGCCAGAAACATCTAGCATCGGTTCGGGGTCTGTCGAGGTCTCTGAAAAAGATCTGGCCCAGCTAAAAGCGCGAGGGTTGACAGACGTTCTTGGTGCAGGAACTGGTGCTGTTGCCGCTAAAGGGATGCAGGTTGGTTCCGATGTGCTAGGAGGCGCAAGGGCATTGGCTAATATGGCTCGACAGGCACCTCCTACAGGTGGACTTCCTGCTGGAATGGGTTCTGGAGAAAAGTGGCTCACCAATTGGGGTGGTATGGAAAAGCCCGGATTTACTGGCGGGGTGCCACAAGCTGCTGCGCAGTACAACAAAATGAAGCCCCAAGGGCAGATCATGTCTGGGCTTGTAAAGCGCGGGATGATTACCCCAGAGCCGGTCGTTCCGGGACAGCCTCCGAGGCCACAATTGTCGATTTCTGGGCAAGCCCCCGCTGCTCCCGGCGGACTTCCAAGCGCCCCTCGTCCTGCTGCAATGGGTAATGTGTTGCGAACTGCTGGAAGTTCTCCGGTGTTGTCTGGCGCATTAGGTGGGCTTTCTGCGGCAGAGGCGGGGCAGGAACTTCATAAGCGGTATCAGCAAAAGGACGTTCCCGGAATGATTGGCGCTGGGGTTGGGGTTGGCGGTGGTCTGCTGTCCTTGGTTCCTAATCCAATCACTAGAGGCGTTGGCATGGGAATGTCTGCCGCTTCTCCCTTGTCTCTGTATCTGATGGATAAGATGCGAGGGCGAATCCCTAATGAGCCAATCACATTTAGCGCAGAACAGCAGCCTATTGCGCCTTAACGGGTTTCGTTTGTCTCCTCTTTGCCTCGCGTGTGCGGGGCTTTTTTTTGGAAACGTCCGAATGATCAGGCGTGTCCGCCGGTGTGCGTAATCAGGAACATGGTCTGTTCGTGATGTGTATCGACCTCGTCCATTGCGTAGTCGTACCCTCGGTCAAAGACCAAAGAGTAGATTTTGGCCTGATAAGCGGTGACAGAGCGATCTCCGTTGTCATAGGCGGCAGCAAGGGTAACGATCTTTTCCCAATCGCCTTCCAGTTCTCCATCGCTCGTCACACGCAACATCATTTTTGAGCCTTGACCCATTTTTTTAGTAGAACAGCCTGCTCAATAAGATCATCCGCCATTGTAGGAGCCTTCTCAAAATTTTTATTCAGACAGGCGTCATGTAAGTTCTTATACAGGCTTTCGATGCGAAGGAGCATGATTGAGTAGTCAAAGATATCGTCAGACTCCTTCATCCACCAATTGGTCATGGTAATCGCCTTTTCTCTTCCAAAGCCTTTGCTACGTAACCGTTCAGGCTACGAACAAATTCTACGCATTCTTCCAACTCTTTCTTGCGAATCTTTTGCTGCGCTGCATCAATAAATCCATTGGCAAGCTTGATCAGATCTTCTTCGAGTAGGGCGTAGTTCTCCTCGAGGTAGATGTGTCGGAAGGCTGTTTTGATTTCATCTGTGGTCAGGACAGGCATGGTGATCCTTATAGGGCGCTTTTGGCAAACCAGTAGGCAAGCAGGGACTCAAACATCTTCCAACCCCGTTCGAGTTCTGTTGGGGTCCACTCTACGACTTTGACCAATCCGGGTTCTGCGACCGAGACAAAGACGTTTGCGCACTTGGCTGCGGGGATTCCGAGTCCGACGCGGTAGGCAGCAAGCTGCATACAGTGTTCGTCGTATCCGACAACTTTGTTCATTGTCTCGGTGGTGAATTCCTTGGTTTTGAAATCAATGACAATCCCTTCGTTGTCTTTGGTATGCAGGTCAACCTTCCCACCAAATCCGGATGGGTGGGCAAAAGATTTCTCTACCGACCAGTGCCGATCACCAAAGGTTTGCAGGATGATTTCGTCCACACCTGCCTGATAGTCTCCATGAGAGGAGGTAACGATGCCGGTTTCGTAGTAGCCCTCCAGCGCAGCATGGATATCTGAGCCGCGATCTGCTGCCTGTCTTGCTTGCTGGCGGGAATCTGCTGAGACGCGCTGCAGAAACGATTCTTCAGACTCTTCCGGCGCTCGAGGAAGGGTTAGAGCAGCCAGCATCATTTGATTGAGCTTCCAAGCCTCTAAACCGGGGCTGGCGGCGCATTTGATGATGGTGGTTACCGAGGGTACTAGGTTTAGCGTTCGTGCGTCACGCAGCGTTGTAGCCCTCATGCTGCCGTCTTTGGCTTTGACGGTGTACTTTGGCTCCCCGTCTTTGGTATACCAATGCAAGGATTCTGATGGTCGTGCAACGATCATGTTGTTGTCCTTTTAGTGAGTTTTGACGGGTGCGCGAAGAGACAATCCGTTTATGGATGCCATGTTCCGCAAAGTTGTTACGTCGATGATGTTGCCTCCCGGAAGTGCCACGTAGGAAACTCCGTTCCTCAAGATAGGAATCAGTCTGTAAGATCCATAAATCCACATTTCTTCGTCGAGATACGGGGAGGTCGTGTTTCGTTGTCTTATTGCGGTTATAAACACCATTGTTCTCCTAAAACAAAACCAATAAGAAAACCAATAGCCATGCTGACGATGATGATGGTGACTAGGTTTTCTAGGCTAAATTTGAACATCACACTCCCGTTTGCACTCAGCCGCCGTCTGGTTAGATGAATGCGGTTTCATGTGTTCTCCTTAATCTGATAGTCCTTAAACACCGTTCCTTTGCTTGCATCGCCCTTCCAGCATTCTTTCACCCAACCGCGCTTGCCAGACTTGTATGTGCGCCAATGTCCCCGTGACTGGTGTCTGCGTGGGCTTGCGTGTGTGCCTCCTTGATGCTCTTGCTTTGGATTTGGAGGCTCAATGACAACTGTGTGCCAGTCAAATGACAAAGCAGACTTTCCTTTTGCGGCTCGCTTGCGATTGATGAATGTTTGTTTTGGAGTTGCTTGGTATGCCGTTCCACCTTCCGACAATTTGTTAAGAACCGCACAGACCATTCTCAGTACTGGATCAATTTGTTGGCGTGTAACTTCTTTGTCGTTGTTGTAATAGCGCAGTCCATCCTCGGTTTTAATGTACGCAAACGGTGCAAAAAACGAAGTCGGCTCCATCGTGCATCCAGCAGTGGTTACGCTGTCTTGACCAGCAGTCATCCAAAGGCTGAATTTGCGTCCGTGTGAATCCAATCCAACGATTCCAGTTCTCTTGAACGGAAGGTGTAAAAGAACATCAATCGGTGTGCGCGTTGATTCAGCCAGCGGCTCCATGATTCCAACATCAAACCACATTGCCGTTTCAGGCTCTGGAGCAAATCGCACAGCCTCTTGAATCAAGGGGGTCATGTGTTCTTCTCCTTCAGCGCGGCTTCGATTGCCCCATAGAAGCTCAGAATTCCGTAGTTTTTTCCACCGCTGTATAAGTGTTCATCTGCAAGATCGTAAACTTCCATATCAACAAGCCCAACCCACCTCTGTTTTGCGGGTTTCTTTACTTCTTGCTCGGCGAGTTGTCGCTTCATGATGGCTTCAAACTCTTCGTCTTCGGGAGTCATGTTCTGCTCCTTGAGTTCACTCGGCATTACGCCGAGGAATCGTTCATTAAAAGCAGTTGGTCGTACAGTTACCGCCGTAGCAGCACGTTGTACACATCACCACCCGACCATTCATGAAGTAGGTGTGGGTTGTGCATTGGGCATACGCAACTGTTGCAACAGCCGCCAGACCAAGACCGATCAGAAACTTTTTCATGGTTATCTCCGGTTAAATTACGTCAAGAAAAAGCAACAGCAGGATCACAACAACCCCAAAAAATCCAGTTGCACCAATGATTGTGTCAATAAGATCCTTGGTGTTGTTATGAGTCCGACGATATTTAGTCATCAGATGTTCCAGTAGTTATGAGCGACTTTGTAGACGGCTGTCTTCCGAGCATGAGATGTTGGGGCGGACATCTGCCGATATGTGTTTGTCGGCTCAATCAGTTTTCTGCGCACCAGTAGGTTGATGAACGCCCCCCAAGCGTTAGGGGAGTGTGGTTGATGCATTCCTGCGTCACACATTACCCGCCGGATGTCTTCTCCGGTCATTTCTGTGCCAGCAACTTTGGGGCGAATGATTGCAAAGACCGCCTGTGCTGTTTCAGACCAAGACCCAGAGTTCTCTAGGACTTGTTTCATCCCACGGTCGCGCAAGGTTTTGCCAAAATCCATTGTCGTTTGCATGGTCGTCTCCTTAAAACGGGATGTCATCGCGCATATCGGCGACATCGTCAGAATCTTCTGCGTAAGTCTCTTTGACCTCTGGCGTTGCGATGGCTCGGTATTCGGGAGAAGACTCAATCTTTGCTTTTAGCCCCCTGCCAAACGTCTCGTATAGCTCCCAATCCGGCTGGGATAGCATGAACAGTTGCAGTTCGTTTGCGCCTTCTGGCAAACCTTGCTTGCGGATGATGGGAGGGACTGGGGAGATGGACTGTACGTTGGAGTAGATATTCCCGTTTTTTCCCGGACGCTGGATGACGTTGAGCATCCCCCAGACCCCGAGGATTTGCTTCAAGTCAAACCGCTTTGCCTCTTCATCGCTCCACGGCTTGCCGCGCCATGCCTGCATATCTTTGCGCAAATTAGCGTTCTCGCCCCAAGACAGGGTGTAGTTCTTGAAGATTGACAGCGGCTCACCACGTTCGGTGACCATCGGCTCTCCAGCGTCATTTTCTCCATGCACTTCCCAGTTGATCATCACCTTGCGTAAAAACTTCACTTGGCCTTGATATTCAGATTTCTGCGTTCCAAGATCAATGATTCGGTAGCACCGTGCAAGATGATTGCCCGGAGGAACCGGCATGAATTCGCTGGAACCGCCGTTGTTTTCGACGAAAAAGCTCATGGTTCTGTCCTTAAAAGGGTTCTGACTTCATTTGTAAAGTTGGGAGAAAACGGGTCGGGAAGACCCGCATTTTTAAGCTCTGTAATGAGTTTCCAGCGTTTGTATTCGAGTTGAGCAGCCGGATCGTTGATCCACTCTTCCCACTCTTGCTGTTCGGTGTGGTTGTACTCCTGCATCACGGCACCCAGATCATCAGCACGGCAAAAATCGTCATGGAAATAGCAATCGCCACCAGCGCCTCAACAGGAACGCGAGAAGATTGCTTGCCTAGCAAGAATGATTGAAGGTTCTCTTCGTCACGCGACATAACCACTTTTCGCGTCGGCGGCTCGTAGTGCAGCCCGATCTGAACTTTGCCCGTGTTCCACGGTAATCGCTTGTCTGTCATCTGTTTCTCCTAAGTAACCGCCTCGTTGGCGTAAACAGATTGGATCACAACTTAAATTGTGTGTCAAACAGAATTTTGCGTTAGAATTTAAGCGCACACAACAAAGGGCCGTTACATGACACTTCTTGAGTACTTCTCGACCGAACCAATTGGATCAAAAAAAGAGATGGCGAACCACTTAGGCATCACGCAGGTGTGGTTATCGTTGTTGATCCACACCAACAAGCGGTGTTCTCCTGCGCTTGCAAAGGCGATTGAGGTGGCAACGCAAGGGCTGGTGACGCGCAGGGAGTTGCGCCCAGATCTGTACGAGTGATATGCTGCTGTAGCGCCGTGAGAAGCGCATAGAGAATCAGATGGCAGTCTTCATTGGGCTGGTCTATCTGACCGTTTCGAACCCGTCAGGGGCTGATTTTCCGGAATTCTCACCGGATAGATCAGCACCAATGGAGATTGTCGTGATAGAGCGCAATGTTCCCGAGTGGAAATTAGTCAACAAGTACCCAGAAAATTGGTCGTATTCTGGCGTCGAACTCGTCATCGCCAAACATGGGGCGAAGGGTTACGGAGTATTGATGTTCCTGATCGAGAAGACGAAGATCAGACCATCAATCAACCTAGCAGAAATTGTCAAAACAGCCAGACTGCTTAGGGTTACCAAGCCTTTCGTAATGGATGTTTTGACCCTATCAAACCTCTTTGTTGAAGCCAAGGAGCAGGGGGAGTCGCTATGAACCCGAAGATGCCTTGGTTCCGCTTCTATGGCGAGGCGGTCGATGATGAAAAATTGCGTTTGTTAGATTTTGGGGACCGCTGGCAATTTGTTGCTCTTTTATGCCTAAAAAGCCAAGGAGTCCTCGATGAGCCAAGCGATCCGTTGTTGCGTCGTAAGGTTGCGGTAAAGCTGGGAGTTGACATGGCAACCTTAGACGAAATTGCTCGTCGGTTGGCAGATGTTGGGCTTATTGATCAGGAAAGCCTCCAGCCTGTAGCTTGGGATAACAGGCAGTATCAGTCAGATTCCAGTAAGGATAGAACACGGGCGTATCGTGAACGTCAAAGGCTGCTAACCGCCACCAAGAAGTCACAAGAACGTCACGGTGACGGCGGTGTGACGGCTCAAGATACAGATACAGATACAGATACAGATAAAGAAACAGATACAGAAGAAAAACATATATCCATCAAGCCGAAAAAAAATCCTGCGATGAGCAGGCCGGATAGCGTTAACGAAACCATCTGGCGAGACTTCCTCACCCATCGCAAGAGCTTGAACGCTCCTGTCTCCACGACAGTTCTTGCTGGTTTTGAGCGTGAGGCTAAGAAGGCTGGGGTATCTCTGGAAGACGCGATCAGGATCAGCATTGAGCGTGGCTGGAGGGGATTCAGGGCATCGTGGGAGCTTGAAAAGCCCAGCGTTCCTGCCAAGCCAAAGATGGATGAGAAGACCAAGCACTACCTTCGGTTAACTGGCCGCGCTCACTTGATTGACAAGGAGGTTGTCGATGTCTGACATTGCACCAGAGGCGATCAGCCGCCTGTTTCACAAGTTCAGCCTGATCTGGGGTGCCCAGAAGGTTTCCTCGATGATCCCTCCTGCCGACATGGATGCTGCTGTCCAGATCTGGGCTGGCAGTCTGTCGCGGTATAGCTCCCAAACCCTGCGGGTGGTGGTGGATACCCTGCCGACCTTGGGGCGAGACTGGCCTCCATCGCTGGCAGAGTTCCTCGATCTGTGCCGTCAGTTCAACCGCCCAGAGCAGGCGTTAGCGTTGCCAGCACCGAGGCAGGAAGCTACACCGGAGCAACTCGAGGCATTCAAGCAGGCAGGCGGGGTGCCGATCTTCAACGGAGACCCTCTGCACTGGGCGAAGTACCCATCCTCCGCTGAAGCCATCAGGACGATGGTCCGAGGCGCTGAGGCAGGAAGCCACCAGCTAAAGGACATCCTGCAGCAGCACCTGAGCAACCCAGAGTCTGTGCCTGTTCGAGGCAGGAACGGCTCTGACGCAATTTCCCTGCTAAGGTCGATGGCGAATGAAACCCAAGATGCAGGATGAGGCCCGATCTGCGTGGCACCAAGAGATCGAATCGAAGTTCCCTGAGTCTGAGTACGATTGGCTACATGAGTGCGATGCAAGGGACTGGCTCAGGCGTTTTAAGCAAAAAGAAAAAGCGCACGGGTGGAACCAAGCGAGGGCTTGGTGGCTGCAAATGTGCGAAAACATCGAGCGAGCAAGGGGTGCTGCAGGATTAGCAGATTTGAAGGAAAGGATGAACCGTGAGCGCATTGACAATCCATCTGGACTTTCCAAGCCCAGACCTGTTTCCAAACCGGACCAAGGGAAGGCATTGGGGGGCGCTGCATCAAAAGAAGAAGGACGCACGGGAACTGGCCTTCTTTTTGACTGAGCAGCAGTCTCGAGGCTGGGTGCCAAGCGGGGGGACGTTTGAGATGACGGTGGTGTTCCAGATGCCTGACCGTCGCAAAAGAGACACAGACAACCTGCTTGCTGCAGCCAAGTCGGCACTCGATGGGATGGCGCAGGCGTTAGAGATCGACGACTTCCAGTTCCAGCCGGTGAAGGTCTACCGGAAATTCGGCCAAAGGCCGGGGGCAATGGTGGTGACAATCGAGGATTCAGACAATGGACAAGATCGACCCGAATGACGCAATCGACTTTATGATCCAGAACAGCAAGCAATACGCACAGGCCAAGGCGAACCGGATCTACCTCGAGGAGTTCAGAAAGACCATGAAGGCCGAGCTTTGCAAGGCTGCTTTGGTGAACGGCATCGAAGCGGTGAATGCCCAAGAACGGGAGGCTTACGCAGACCCAGCCTATAAAACCCATTTGGAAGCCCTCAGAGACGCCGTAGAGGCCGAGGAAAGGCTCAGGTGGATGATGGTAGCCGCCCAAGCCAGAATCGACGTATGGCGCTCTCAGGAGGCCAGCAATCGGGCAATCGAGAGGGCGACGCTGTGAACGTCAAGCAATGGAAGAGCGCGGTGGCTGAGCTTGGATGCGGGATGTGCCGACTGATGGGCTACGGGGAGACGCCTGCCCAACTACACCATCCAAGGGAGGGGGTCGGGATGGCTCAAAGGCAGAGTGACTGGCTTGTGATTCCCCTGTGTGAGCACCACCACACCGGCAGCAAGGGCTGGCACGGGACGCGGGAGGACTTCAAACGGCATAGCGTGGATGAGATGGACATCCTTGCCCACACCATCGAAATGGTTGTTGCAAAAAAAAGTTGACACACCTTAAATTCTTTGTTGTAATTCTCTTACCGCACCGTTGCGGGTTACTTGCAAGGAACTGAAATGAACTCCATCGACCTTCCCCTGACCCCAGTTGACGAGCTTGGAATGCTGCTTGCCCAGATCGCTGAACTGACCGCCAAGGCAGAACTGATCAAGGATGCGCTCAAAGACAGCGCAACGATTGGTGGCCCCAAGGTTGTCGAGGGCAATCTGTTCAAGTCCACGGTTGTCGAAGCTAACCGCAAGGTCACCGACTGGAAGGCAATCGCCAAGGTGTTCAACATTCCAGAAGAGGCGATCATCGAGCACACGAAGGTCAGCGCCGTGTTCTCTGTCAAGGTTACCAATCGTTAATAAACCGGGGCTTCTGCCCCCCTCGCTATGACGAACACCCAAAGAAAACTGCTGCACCGCCTTAGCAGCTTGAAGACCCCTCAATCGGTAGCAATGCTGTCCGGTTATTTTTTTATTTCACGCGGTGCGGTTTACAACGCGTTGATTGACCTTGAGGAGATGAACCTTGTCGAATACCTTGGTTACGGCAAAGGCTGGCGAATCATTCGATGACCGATCCTGCGCAACCTGCGCGTCCGGGTCAGAAGCTGCGCCGCTATGGAATCTGGTCATTGTCTGGTGCAGGCTGCATGATGCAGGAAAGCAACAGAACCATGTTTGCGAACAGTGGTCGAAGAAGGGTGTTGACACGGCTTAAATTCTTTGTTCTAATCTGTCTTACGGCACTTGCGCCGGTTACTTGAAAGGAAAAAAAATGAGCTACGCAAACCACTACGGCTACAGCGATGTCACCCCTTACGAAGTTGTTCGGGTGATCAGCGACAAGACCATCGAGATCCGCGAGATGGACGCCGAGCGCGACGACTCAGTGCAACTTGAGTGGGTTCCCGGAGGCTTCGCTGGGCATTGCGTCAACCAGCGCGATCAGAAGTGGGTGATCACCAGCAACCCAGACAACCCCGTCGTGCGCATCCGGCTGAACAAAAGAGGCTGGCAAGACAAGCACGGTCGCCGCTTCGGTCTGAGCGACAAGCCGGTTAAATTCTACGACTACAACTTCTGAAGACGGACGGGGCTTCGGCCCCTTTAACTGGAGACAATCATGGGTGACTTTGAGACAATGGACGGCATCGTAAAAAAGTTTTTTGCTGCGACCCCCAAGCCTTACCTTGCCTTTTGCGACTACATCGCCAGCACCATCAGCAAGGAACTCAAGGCAATCGACAGCGAGAAGCTACTGGCAAGCGTTGCTCGCCCCCAGTTAGACCTGACCGATTCGGGCAGCTTTCGCAGCACCAAGAAGACCATCGAGGTCGAAGACCGTTATGGCAAGAAGTACCGCATCACCGTGGAAGAGGCATGATCGACAAAAAGCTAGTGGCACAGGCAGAAATCAAGGCAACCGGCAAGACATGGTGCAGCGGATGCCAGATGACCAGACCCCACGAGGGAGGAAGAAAAAAGAACGTCCACAGATGGATCTGCGCCCGATGCATCGAAAAAGACAAAGAGCGCATGAGACAAAGGTTGATTTGACTTTTCCCCGGCGTTAAAATCCGGCATGATGTCTCTGAAAGAATGGGATGAAACCATGCCGAACACAAAAACCCCTCCAAAACGCGCCAAAAAGGCCGTAGAGGCGAAAACAGCCCCTGTCCAAGGGGTAGGTAGCCTCGAAGAAAAAAACGCCCCAAAACCGAAAATAGGGCGTCCTAGCAAGTACACCCCAGAATTGGCAGCAGAAATCTGCGAAAGGCTCAGTAATGGAGAGCCGCTACGCCAGATCTGTAGGGATGCGCATATGCCAGCGTGGCAGAAGATCTACGAATGGATGGCGAAAGACGAAAACCTTTCGGGAGCCATCGCGTGTGCGAGAGAGCAGGGTTACGAAGCGATTGCAGAGGAAGCTTTGATCATTGCTGACACGCCTGTGTTCGGACAGAAACAGGTGATGAGCGATCAAGGCACCTCCACGACGGTCGAGGATATGCTCGGCCACCGCAAGCTGCAGATTGAGACGCGGCTAAAGCTTTTGGCTAAATGGAATCCCAAAAAGTACGGCGACAAGGTTCATCTGGCCGGAGACGCGGAGAACCCGCTTCAGGTCAAGGCTGACGTAACCGTGTTTGACGCCATCATCCAGAACCTCGAGGCCAAGCGGCAGACTAACCTTGACTGACAACCTGATCGAGATACTCAAGGATGACGACGTTAGATCGAAATTTGGTCTGCTTCCTGCTGCAAAGCAAGCGGCATTTGCGTGGCGAGCAAAGTGGCTATCATCAGCCCACAACCACCAAATCCTCCCTCCGGGGGACTGGTGGACAATCTGGCTCCTGCTTGCTGGTCGAGGAGCCGGTAAAACCCGCACAGCAGCCGAGCAGATAGGCTGGTGGGCTTGGGAGCAGCCAAACACCCGCTGGCTCGTTGCAGCCCCAACGTCAATGGACGTTCGGTCTACTTGTTTCGAGGGTGAGTCTGGGCTGCTGGCGGTTATCCCCGAAATCCTGATCGCCGACTACAACAGGGCGTATCACGAGATCAAGTTCACCAACGGCTCTTTGATCAAGGGCGTACCGGCGTCAGAGCCTGAGCGGTTCCGAGGTGGTCAATACCACGGCGCATGGCTCGATGAGTTGGCTGCATGGGAGTACCTGCAGGACGCTTGGGACATGATCATGTTCTCGGTCCGGCTAGGCACCAGAACCCGCATCCTTGCGACGACTACCCCAAAGCCGAAAGACCTGATTGTTGACCTGATCGGCAGGGAAGGCGACGACGTTCACCTGACAACCGCCTCGACCTACGCCAACCTCGACAACCTCGCCCCAAGCTTCAAGAAGCAGATCCTGCAGTACGAGGGAACCAAGCTTGGGCGGCAGGAGATCTATGCCGAGATCATTGACCCGGAAGAGGGCGGGATCGTCCACCGAGAGTGGTTCAAGCTCTGGCCTGCCGACAAGCCCTTGCCGAAGCTGGAGTTTGTCCTGCAGAGCTACGACTGCGCCTTCACCGAGAAACTGCACAACGACCCGACAGCGGCCATCACCTTTGGCGTATTCAAGCCAATGGACGGGGGAATGTCGGTCCTGATCATCGACTGCTGGCAGGACAGGCTCCAATACCCAGACCTCAAGCCCAAGGTCATCGAGGAGTACGAGACTGTCTTTGGAGAGGGCAAAGACCGCAAGCGGGTCGATCTGGTGCTGGTCGAGGACAAGGCAGCGGGAATCAGCCTGATCCAAGACCTGCAACGCGCCCATGTTCCTGCCAGAGCCTACAACCCCGGCAGGGCGGACAAGATCCAGCGCCTGAGTATCGTCTCGAACATCATTCGGGCTGGCAGGGTTTGGGTGCCAGAGTCCAGCAACCGTAAGGGCTACGTAAGGGACTGGGCAGAGGGGATGGTCTCTCAGGTCTGTTCATTCCCGAATACGGACCATGATGATTTCTGCGTGGATGCCGATTCGCTAGTGGCAATGGCTGACGGGTCTTTTAAGAGAATTGCTGACGTTACCGCTGGCGAAATGGTCAAAACCCCTGCCGGTTCAAAACGAGTAATTAAGGTTCACGACAACGGCATCAAAGAGGTTTGGCAAATTCAAGCCGGTGGGCGTAATTTGCTTACAACCGCGAATCACGAGGTTTTCACAAACAAAGGCTGGGTAAGGGTTGATTGCTTGAGTCAGGCAATCCACAATATAGGCGTCAACGAAAGAGGTGGCGCATGGCTTTTCAAAGAAAACTTGGGATTGTGGTTGAGACGGTTATCTTTAATGGCCGCAGGTATAACCGATACCCTGAAAGCGACAATCCGGCGCATCGTCGGTACTTTGCCCGTGCAGGGCACAGGCTGCATCGAGATGTGTGGGAATTCCACAATGGCTCAATACCGAACGGGATGCACATCCACCACATTGATGGGGACACGGGAAATAACGAGATTGCCAATTTGGAATGTGTCCCGCAGCAAGAACACAGAAAACATCACGGGGCTTCAGAACGAACAGAAAAACAGCGGCAACATCTTGAGTCCATCAGGACAAAGGCCGCGCAATGGCACAGATCTGAAGAAGGAAGGGCTTGGCATAAGCAACACGCCAAAGCGTCTTTGGGAAAGGTTTGGGGAAAGCCTAGAGTGTTTCCTACCCTCACGCTCAAATGCTTCTGGTGCGGCTCTGAGGCGCAAGCGAAATCTAAGCTCAAGCGATTTTGCGGAACAGCCTGCCAGTCTGCGGAGTCAAAGTTTCGTCTCGGTAAAAGCCGTACACAACACCCACATCATGCGGCCAGTGTTCGACCTAACGGTTGAGGATGAACATTGCTATTACGCCAACGGAATCCTTGTGCATAACTGCGATGCCCTCTCGCAAGCATTACGGTATTTGCGTGATGCGGGGTTCCTGAATATTGACCCGCCGCCTCCTGATGAGCCTGATGACGAGGACTATGCAGACGCTGGATGGTCAAGGAAATCAGAGAATCCTTATGCCGCCTGAATGTGGACTTGACAAAAAGACAGCGGCATAATCTGACAAATTACCTATTGAGACGCTGTTATGGCCGAAAAGAGAAAAGTCACGTTCTCTGACAATCTTGATGTAATGAGATTGGCAGTTGGTGGACAGCTTTCAACTCAGGATCAGCTTTTCCTGCAAAACCAGCCTGACATTGCGAAACTCAATCCGCAGGCTCAGTACGAAACTCTCAGGAAAATGCCTGCCAAGGAAATCAATCGGCGACTGACCAATAGATTGATAACCCCGCCAGCAATGGCAGAGGG